TCCCAAGGACATGGAGCAGATGCAGGCGTGGCAGGGTCAGGTACAGCGAAATCTGAATGACCATTTTGCGCAGGCGCCCGCTGGCCCGCAGATTCAGCCGGGTCCGCTGGAACTCGCCCGCCAGCGTGGGGCCATCCCGGCGACGCCAAGGCCCGTGCAGAACATGGTCGAGCGGAACGCTGACGGCGTCCCCGTCGTCACCGCCGGGTTCATGGACGGAGCGCCCACCTGAGCAACGACGACATCGCCGCCCCCGACAGGAAGCTGTCTCGCGACGCCCGCGAGGCGCTGGGCGATCTCTTCATGTTCTGCACCCTCTACGCGGGGCTGGACCTCGAAGAGAAACCGCACCGCGAGATGTGCAACGCCCTCCAGTCGGCGGAGGAACGGGACGACTTCCCCTACACGATGCTCGTCGTCCCCCGTGGCTCCTACAAGACCTCCATCTCGCGGGCCGCGATCCCGTGGAAGTTCTACCGGCGCCTGTACCTCCAGAACAACCCGTACCACAGGATCATGTTGTCCTCCGCGAACCTCTCCCTCGCCCGCATGACGATGGGCGCCGTTGGCAACCTGATGCGCTACGGCGGGCGCGGCGGGCGGATGAACGAGGACTACGGGACGCTCTGGATGAACCGTACCAACGACAACCCCGGCTCCAAGGTGGAAGACGGGATGAACATCGCCCCGCGCATAGAGGCTGGCGAACTACCGACCGCCGTGGAGCCGTCTATCTTCATCGGCTCTCTCCGGCGCGTGAGCACGGGCTTCCACGCCGACGAGTCTTTGATAGACGACCTCAACAACAAGGAGAACACGTCCTCGCCTACCCAGATGGCGAAGACGCTGGACTACTGGCGCCTCATGTTCCCGATCCTCGGCACGAGGGACAGGGACGGGAAGCGCCCGAAGATCACGATGACGTGTACCCCGTGGCACGACGGAGACGTGCGTGGGACGATCCTCCGCGAAGAAGCGGCGAAGAAGGTTGAGAACCCGGACTACGTCTCCGACTGGAACACTGTCATTCTCCCCGCCATTGACGAGAACGGGGAGTCCTTCTGGCCGACGAAGTACCCGCTGGACGAGCTTGACCGGCTGCGCTCCCAGATGAGCGTCAGGGAGTTCCACGCGAACTACCTGCTGGATCCTGTGGGTAACACCGGCTTCGCGAACGAGGAGGACATCCGCTGGCAGCGCCGCGAGTCCTTCCCCGCGCTCCGGCAGGGGCGTATTACGGTTGACCCCAGCTTCCACACGGAAGCGCGGGACCATTCGTGCTTCACGGCCATCGTGGTCTCGGCGTTCGACCGCTTCGCGAAGATGTACGTCCTCGATGCCCGTGGCTCCCGCGACTGGAACGCCGCGAAGTTCATGGACGAGATGTTCACGCTGGCGGAGCAGTACCCCGACTGGCCGATCTTCATGGAAGACAGCCACATGGGCTACTTCCGACTCGCGGTGCAGATGGAAGAAGCGCGGAGGTCCGACATCGCGGGCAAGCCAGTGCGCCTCCGCATCCATTACGTCCCCATCGACGTGAAAGCGAGTAAGTACGACAGATGGGAGAAACTACGCCCTCGTTTCGAGCGTGGCAGCATCGTCTTCAGCGACGACATCGCCCCCAGCATAAAGGCCGAAATCAAGAACGAACTCGTGAGAGGACAGGCGGCGAGGTTCAAGGATTTCCTCGACGCGATGGCGATGGCGGAGACGGGCGTGATGCCCAGGACGGGGCGTGACGGGAACCTCATGGACGTGACATCGGGCAAGCCGGAAGAGCCCGGTGCGGCCCGCGTCCTCACCTTCAAAGACGTATTCGGACGGAGGATCGCCTGATGGCACGGAAGCGGAGCGAGCCCAGCGAGGAAGACCTCAAGCTCAAGACCGTCTGGAGCCAGCGCCTCGAAAGGGGCAAGAAGCACCAGAAGGAGAACTCGAAGCATTGGGACGCCAACGAGAAGCTGATCTTCGGCATCGACAAGGACGGCGACAACGAGGATGACGCCGACCTCGCCTACGGCTGGGGGCTCTTCAAGGCGCTGGAGACGGCGATCTACGTACAGGATCCCGACTTCTTCCTCGAATCGAAGTTCAACGCCGATCCCGAACTCGCACGTCGCCTGACCGACATCGTCCGTACCGACGTGAAGGACATGGACCTCAAGTCCACGGGCGGGCTGATGCTCCTCGACACCTTCGTCTACGGCTACGGCGTGGGCGTTGAGATCATCAAGACGGACCAGAAGTACGTCCGCTTCCCTGCCGAGTCCGCTCTCGTGGAGGAGGGGCTCGTCAAGGAAGACGAGGCGAACCCGGTCGCCACGGCACAGCAGTACGACATCAGCCGCGTCCACCCGAAGGACATCGTCTTCGACCCGAAGGGGACGCGCCTCGACCTCTCCGACCACGGGTGGGTCGCCCTCGCGTTCTACCCCACCATCTCGGACTTGCAGGCGGACCCAGGATTCACCCTGCCGGAGAAGCTGGACAGCTTGCAGGAAGCCTCGCAGGCGACGCGCAGCGAGAAGAACGAGGGGACCACGGGCGGGCGCTGGCCAATCAAGGCGACCGAGACGGACCCTGCTTTCAAGACAGTCTGCGTCTGGGAAATCTGGGACAAGCCGAACCAGAAGATCATCTACATGACCGACTCTCTCCACCACATCCTCGGAGAGAAGAACTGGCCCTGCAAGCTCCAGATCGGCCCCCGGAACCTCTTCCCGGTCACCATCATGGCGATGCACCCGAACCCGAAGGGGTTCTATCCCAAGGCGGAGGTCAGCCTCGTACGTCGCCAGCTTGAGCGGCTCAACGCCATCGAAAAGCAGATGGACGGGTACTATCGGAACCGCTGGAGGAAGCACGTCGCTGCGGCGGGGATCTTCTCGCAGGACTCCATCGCGAACTTCACGGACATGACAGGGGCGCACTCTCTCATCCTGATCGAACCGGACGAGCTTGGCGCCCTCGTCGGGCCTTCCGGGGACAGCACCAAGATCGACCTCTCGCGGCTCGTCTTCCAAGTGCCCGACCCGATCCCGCAGATGGACTACTACCAGCGCAAGCAGGGGATCGAGTCGGACATCTCCCAGATCCTCGGGTACGGCCCCTCCGACCGTGGCGGTCTCCCGCAGACGCGCAGCGCCCGCGAGGCCGTGATGATCAACGACTCCAAGCAGCAGAAGCTCGTGAAGCGTGCGGACGCCATCGCGGACTTCTACCGCTGGACGATGGAGAAGCACCTCAAGATGCTCCAGGCGACGATGTCCGTGGAGCGCGCCGCCCGTAAGTGGAAGCCCGCCGGGGGGCTCTCAGAGTGGTTCGGGTACTCCGCAGACGACATCAAGGGTGACTTCTCCTTCGTCGTCTACGCGGGCTCCTCCGGCCCCCGCAGCACCGAGACGAAGAAGCAGCAGATCCTTCAGGAGTTCCAGACCATCGCCCCCTTCCTACAGGCGGAGGGGAAGCCGATGTACCCGCTCCTCAAGTCCTACGCCTCCGTCATGGGCTGGGACAACCTCGAAGAACTCTTCGGTTCCGGCAGGGCGGAACTCAAGAACCTCGCTGCCGCTGCTGCCATGTTCGCGCAGGGGCAGGTGGCGCCGGAGAAGCTCATGGAGCAGGTTGCCAAGGCGATCCAGAGCAACCTCTCGAATCAGGATCTCGCGGAGGTCAAGAACTTCCTCTCCCAAGGGATCACGGGTTCCGGCGGTCAGGTGGCGACCAAGGGCATGAGAGGCGACCCCGGGACGCCGGGAGCCGGAACGGGGGCCATGTAGATGCCCACGACCGAATACCACTGCCGCGCCTGTGGGGCGGAGTACGAGTACGTCTTCGCCGTGCAGGACTGGCCCTACCCGGAAGCCTGCGAGTGCGGGAGGTGTGGCGCCGTCGCGACACGTTACTTCTCCCAGCCCCCCGCCATGAGCCCAGATCCCCATTGGGACGGCTACTACGACACCCAGTTGGGGAAGTGGATCGGCTCACGCGACGAGAAGCGACGGCTTCTCAAGGAGAAGGGCTTGGAGGAGGTCTCCTCGCAGGAGTTCAACCGTGGGTTTGAAACTGCCCCAGAGAAGGATGATGTCATCCCGAAAGACGATCCAAAGTTCCGTGCCGCGATGGAGAAGGCATACGCGGACATGAAGGCTGGCAATTTGGCACCCGTTACTCCACGGAAGGTCGAACCTGACGTGGTATCTTGATATTCGGAGGTAAGTCAATGGCAGACAACGCCGTAGCTGATGGCGCCCAGACGGTCGCCCCGCCCACAGCGGGAGCCGGTGAAGGGCAGTCGGCCGGAGGGAGCATTCTGGCGGAGCTTGAGGCGTCAGAGCCGAAGGCAGACGCCGGGTCATCTCCTGACCCGTGGGGCGACACTGAGTTCCTCAAGAGGCTGGAGTCCCTGGACTTCAGCAAGGCACCGGAGGCGCTTCGCCGAAAGATCGAGGCCCCCTTTGTGGCTCACTCCACGAAGGGATGGCAGGAGATCGCAGAGCAGAAGCGGATTCTTCAGGCCGAAAAGGACCGCATCTTCAATGTGGCCCTTGAGCGGCTTCAGGGATCAGGCGTCGAAACGCCTTCTCAGACGGTGCAGGACCAGATCCGCGAACGGCTCGAAGCCGGGGACATGAACGCGATCCCCGACCTCGTGAAGCAGGAGATCGAACGGGAAGTTGGCCCGATGCGTCAGCAGGCGGCGCTCCGGAATGCCCTCGACTCTGCGGTGAAACTCTCGCCGCTCGTCAGGGAGAAGGAGCCGGAAATCGCGGCGATCATCCGCGACGACCCGACGCTTCAGCAGATGGCGACGGCCAACAACTACGCCTACGCTCCATACGTTCTCGCGGGTCTGGCTGACCGCATCGAGAAGGCCCAGATTCAGCAGGAGTTCGCCGCTTTCAAGGCGAACGCCGAAGCTGATAAGAAGGCTTACGCGAGGCGGGCGATTGAAGAGTACCGGACGAAGGGCGCAAGCCTCCCGTCCGTGACATCTCAGGCCGGATCAGGCGGGACGGCAGCGCGAGGCGAGGCTCCCATGTCGCTACAGGATGCGATGAGGGACGCTTGGGTCAAGGCTGGCGGCACGCTCGATCCTCGACTCTGACGGGACCGGCATAGCCCGATCCCGCCACCGGAGGATTGCCGATGGCAGCCCCGACCGAAACCATCAACTACGATACGTTCTTCACGGCGGTCATCAAGAACTACGACACCGAGCTTCGGAAGAACTTCCTTGAGTACCGTCCCGGCATCATGGTGCTGATGGACAACTACGGGAAGAAGGACACGAGCGGTGGACGTATCTGGCAGGGGATCGTGGAGTACGGCTCCAACCCCTCCATCACGTTCTTCGACGGCGCCCAGACCTTCTCGCAGGAGGTCTCCCAGACGGCTCTCCCCATCCAGGTGCAGTGGCGCTATCTCGGCGGCTCGGTTGGCATGACCAAGGTCGAGATGACGGAGAACCGGGGACAGGCCGCTCTCTTCAACATCGCGGAGAGCCGCATCCGTCAGGCGACGCGCACGATGGCGACCGTCCTCAACGGCGAGGTCTACTCTGACGGCACGAACTACGGCGGCAAGACCATCACGGGTCTCGCCTCGCTCGTCTCGACCACGCCCACCACGGGCACCGTCGAGGGCCTCGATGCCGCCACCAACCCCTTCTGGCGTAACACCGCCGTCACCTCCTGCGGCTCCTTCGCCGCCAACGGCGTCAAGGGCACCGCGCAGGATCTCGTCCTCACCGCGTTCAACAACGCCACGGACGGCATGACGGACTCCCCGAACGTGATCCTCTCGGATCAGGCGACGCTGGAGTATTACAACCGGACGCTCCTCTCGACCACGCGCTACCTCGACGCGCAGTCCAAGACGGGCGACCTCTCCTTCCGCGCTCTGGAGTACCAGGGAATCAAGTGGTACTGGGACCGCCAGTGCCCGTCCGGACGCCTCTACGGTCTCAACACGAACTACATCCACTTCGTCACCGACCCGGCCATGCTCTTCGACTGGAGCGAGCCGCTCACCTACCCGAACCAGATGGCGTTCACCCGCCTCTGCGGCACCCGCATCCTGCTCCGCTGCACCTCGCGGATGTTCCACTTCGTGGCCGATGGCTGGTCGGCGTAGTAGCGCGGAAGGATAGGAGGAACAACAGATGGGTCTCAGCAAGATTGCCCACTACACCGAACACATCTCGCCCGCAGGGCTCGCCAACGCGAAGCTCTGGCCGTGGTACGAGAGCAAGTACTACAACTCCGCCACCCCCCTCATGGATCTCGGGGCGGAGTGGGATCTCGTCGGTGACGTGGCTGCGGGCGGCGGCAACTCCTTCATGTACGTGAAGGCAGCTTCCGGCGTGGCGTTCACGGTCGGCCAGCTTGTCTCCTTCGCGACCCCCACGGCGTCCACCGTCACGGCGGCGGGCTCCACCAAGGGGATGATCGTCTGGGCGGCTGGCGGTCTCACGGTCAACGCGGAGGTCGGGAACTTCCTCTACGTCGCCAACTCGACCGCTTCCGGCGGCGGGTTCACGCTCCGCAAGATCGTCTCCAACACCGCGACGACGATCACCGTCTCCGTCACCGACCCGAACGTCGCCTCCAAGCCGCTCGACCCGAACGCCTTCGAGGAGATCCCGACGAACGGTGACGTGGCGATCATCATTCGCCCCTATCAGGTCATCGTGAACACGGCCACCACGGTCCCGTGCGGCGTTGCCCTCGGCACGGTCACCGCTGGCTACTACACCATCGTCCAGACGAAGGGCCTCGCCCTCTGCTCCACGTCCAACTCCGGCGCGGCCACCGCTGTCGGCGTCCCGGCCATCGGCATCGCGGCTGGCGTCATCACGGGTGGCGGCGGCACGGCTAACGCCTACTGCGGCCCGAAGATCGTTCCGCAGTCCGCCTACAACGCGGCTCCGGCGGTCCTCACTCCCTGCCTCATCAACCTTCGGTCCAACCTCTAATCCAACGCGCCGGGGGAGGACCGCCACTCCCCCGGCTTTACCCTCGGGAGGGAAAATGCCGGAACCCCAGATTTACGGAGCCGCCGACGAGGCGATGAGGGCGACCACGGCCATGATCCGCGACTACGTGCCGCCCGTGGAACGCATCGAAGAGCGCGACCCCATCTGGAACTTCGAGCAGATCCCAGGCGCCATGCAGGAGCAGTCGGACCTTCGCGGGTGGATGCTCAAGCAGAAGGCGGACAGGCTCGCTCTCGTCAAGTCATGGGTCAGCCAGCTTTCGCGGCAGGAGGGTGAAGACCCGACCGCCCGTGGCATCAGGATGCAGAAGCTACGTCGCCGGTTCCTCTTCGTCATCGCAACGGAAGCATCCGCCCCTCTCGGGGCTCGTGAAGTGGCTGCGGAGGCGTTCAAAGCCATCTTCCCGAAGGAGTAGACACATGGCCGACCGCACCCTCGCCATGATGATCGCCAACGTGGCTCGCAAGGTGGGGGTCGGCCCCGCGATCCCGCGTCTGGAGATCATGCAGGCGCTCAACACGGCGCATCTGGAGGTCCACGCCGCCTACGACTGGCCGTGGACGTACAAGGAAACCAACATCAGCCTCGCCCCGTCCTACTCGACGGGGACCGTCTCCACCACGGTCGGCTCCGCCACGGTGACGGGAGCGGGGACCGCGTGGAGCACCGGCTGGACGAACCGCCGGATCAGGCTCGACGCGAACCAAGATTGGCCCGTCGCTTCCATCAGTGGCGCCGGTACGCTCGCTCTGGAGCAGGCGTACTACGGCCCAGCCAACCTCTCGGGCGCTGGCTACGTGCTCTATCAGGACGTGTTCCAGATGCCCGCCGACTTCGAGCCGGGGAAGGATCTTGTCCTCACCCAGCCCGACGTGCGGATCAGGGTCAGGCACATCCCGCGCCTCCAGCTTGAGACGCAGGGGGTCGTGCTTAAGAGCCTGTTCACCAACCTCGCGATGGGGTACACGGATCAGGGGCGCGACTCCACTGGACGCTACCTCATCCGGCTGATCCCGCCGCCCACGAATGCGAATACCCTTCGGCTGGTCTACAAGGCGAGGCCGACCGATTTCTCTGCGCTGACCGACATCTCGTGGCTTCCGCAGAGCTATCAGGACATCCTCGAACTCATGGCGGAGGCAGAGGTGAAGCGCACCCATGGCGTGCAGGGGTGGGACGTGCCTGCCGCCATCGCCGCCCGCAAGAGGCTGGAGATGAAGCGACAGGTCGTCTCCGGACCCATCGACAACAAGGCAGAGGCGTTCGCCGGAGGAGTGCCGGGAGATTCCTCTATCTCTTGGCGTGGTCTCTCCATCCTTCCCTTCGGGACGTAACCATGAGCAACCTCCTCTCCGTCTCCCAGATGGTCACGCAATGTCAGGCGAGGGTGCCCATCGGGCTCACCTCCGCCTACTGGGTCACGAAGCTCAACGAGGCGTACAGGTGGATCTCCCAGAAGGGGAACTACATCTGGGACATCAACTTCTCGTTCGTGACGGTGAACGCTGGGCAGGACTACTTCCTCCTGCCCGACGGCTCCGACCCGACCATCCCGGCGTGCGATCCCGGCAAGCCGATGTACCTCGCGGGGCCGTACAGCAACCTCACGCTCCCCGCAACCGGCCGCCTCAACAGCACGATCCCGTACAAGCCGTGGGACGAGAGCCTCGACCAGCAGTACGCAGAGGTCGTGGCCCCTCCGGGGCTCTTCTCGTGCTGGACGTTTTACACGTACTTCAAGCCGGGACTCGCCGGGACACCGACGGGGCCGGGGTTCGCGCCTTCCTACAAGTACCAAGGGAAGCTCTACCCGGCCAGCGCGATGCCCAGCGGCCTGACGGGAGCGTTCCTGTTCAACTTCGCCTACCACGCGGACACGAGCGGGGTTGAGTTCGCGAGCACGCCTACGGCGACAGCCCCGAACTACTTCCCGACGCCAAACAGCTTCGACACGCTCATCATCGAGCTTGCGGAAGCGGAGGTGCGCCGCATCTACGGTCTCGCCGGGTGGGAGATCATCCAGAAGCGCGCAGAGAGCGCGATCATGAATCTCCTCGACAGCTACCGGAGCACGAAGAACGTCCTCGCGGGACTTCAGGATCAGCAGAAGCAGGTCGCCGAGAAGCGGTTGATGGCGCAGGAGAACGGCTAGATGTTCCGCGACGTGAACGTGCTGAAGCTCCTGCCGGATCGGCCGGGGCGTGGCGGTACGAAGTTCGGGTATCACTCGTGGCAGCAGGAGCCGATCAACGACACGCGGCAGACGCTCAACGTCCACGTCTGGCAGGACTCGTGGCGCTCGGACTACGCCAGCCTCGCCAGCCCGTATGGGTTCAACTTCGAGGACAACGACATGAAAGACCCAGGGGAAGCAGCGTCGCTTGCCCTGCATGGCTACTCGAAGTTCTCGCTGACGAGTCCGACAGCCGGTCCCGTGACGGTCCTGCTAGGTCACAACATCACGTCTCTCGGTGGAGTCCCCTTCGGCTACGTATGGAACTACACGGACTACACGGATGGCACCTACACGCCACCTCTCGGCCCCAGCGTACCGGGCTACTGGACGGGCACCACGAATCGCGTGTGCTGGGCGAGCTACACGCACCCCGCCGTGTTCCTGAACATCAACAACCGCTGCTTCATCGCAACGGGTGAAAACGAGGGGATGATCTACGACGCGACGCAGACGAACGACTTCCAGACGGAAGGCCCTGCGAAGGCGTACACGATTGGGGTCGGATCGCCGCAAGCGGCCCCCGTGGTCGCAGCCTCGGACGTTATCAAAACGGCTGAGGCGTACCTCCATTACACGAGCACGTTCATTTCCCACCCAGACCCCGGCGGGGCGCTCGCCGCAGCAGTCGAGGCGGCTGGCGATCCCTACACCGTGGTTGGAGACGGCACCAAATGGTATCCGGGCGGTGGCACCGGGGTAAGCCTTGTCGTGGGGAGCAAGACCACGATTTTCTCGTCATCGCTGATGACGGTGTCTATCCCCAACGGGTCGCAGATAGCGACGATGGCACCCACGCTGTCCATTCCGCCAGACAACGAATGGGTCGGGCTGAAACTGACCGTCAACGGCCTTGAATTCGTGATGATGCAGTTCGGTAATGCGACCGGCGATGACCCTGCTCTCGGGCTGACGAATTCGCAGGTGTATCTGGACCGCCCGTACAAGAACGGGTTATTGCCGGATGATCCGAGCGGCGGCTCCGGAGGGTGGGACCCAGCCACCGATATCGTTGCCCAGCCGTTTGAGGTCACCGGGGTGCGCTTCAGGATGCGGAACGGCGGTGTGGACGTGTCGTGGCCGCTCGGTGCATCGGGGGCAAGAACCATCGTCGGGCAGCTTGTGGACACTGGCGGCCTCCTGACGTGGGATACGACGCCGCCCTCCTACGCCTACGCATGGTACGACCCGACGACGGGGCACATCTCCAACATCAGCCCCATCTTCTCCCCTGACTCCACCTCCGAGACTGCGGTCGGAATCCAGGTCAAGGTGGATGTTGGGGATATCAGCTATCCGCCGACGACTTCCACCATCGGCGGAAGCCGCTGGACTCACATCCTCTTCTTCCGGACATTGATGGCTGGCGGGTCCACGCTCTACCCCATCGGGTCGCTTGACCCGTATTCGGTGAGCTGGCAGGGCCTCCCCAACAATGTCATCACGAGCATCCCGCCGACCGGTATCAACAACTACTGGTACGACTCTGCGCGGGACGCGACGCTTCTCATCTCCGGGGCGCTGCGGGCGCCGCAGTTCACGAACGGGAAACCCCAGATCGTCCAGAACGGCGTCGCCACCACGCTGTCCCCCGCCCACATGGCTTATTGGGACGGGCGCCTGTGGATAGCCGCGACCCAAGACCCTGCCGCGATTCATTACTCCTGCGACCGCGTTCAGTGCCCGTTCGGCATACCGGAGGAGTCCTTCCCCGACACGAACGTCCTCCGCATCCCGGCATCCGACGGAGCCGTTCGTGGGATGAGGCTCATCGGAGAGCAGCTTCTCATCACGACCGAACGCTGGGCTTACACGGTCGCCGGGAACAATGAGTCGAACTACCGGCTCGTCAGGGTCTCCACCCGCATGGCTGGGGTGGGCGACTACCAGATGGACGAGTTCGTGTCCGATGTGGAGGGCGGCGGCCCTATCGTCGTGTTCGTCGGAACCGACGCCAAGATATACGCGATGCCACTCGGCGGGCAGGCGGTGTGGATCTCCAAGGAGATTCAGACCTACCTCGACTCCGCCAGACTCAATCTCCGCCCCAACTACCGCCTGCTCCGCGTCCATTGCATGACGGTCTCGGGGATGCGGATGGTGCTCGTCTATATCCCCGGCGTAAGTTCAATGGGAGCGGCCATCCCAGGCAAGACGTTCATCTACAACTTCGACCAGAAGACGTGGACGGAGCACACGCTACAGAACGACAACAGCGACGCGAATAGCGGGATCGGTGTTTCGTGGGCGACGGTGTCCAACCAGCAGGACTACGTCTCCGAACTCTATTCCATGAAAAACACCGACACGACGCCGCCGATCAGCCCAGTCCCGCTGGTCAAGGTCCGCCAGTGGTTCGCGCCGGGGACGACCGTAACTCGTCCGCTTCCCAGCGGGTACATCCGCACGTTCCCGCTCACGCTCGACGGGAAGAAGACGCGCAAGCAGATCCACTTCGTCCGCATCTTCGTGAATGACCCCAGTTTTACGAGCGTCAACCCCTCGACCGGCGTAACGAAGTATCCGTGGCGCTGCACGGTGCAGGCCGACTCCGCAACGGCGGGGGCGCCGCTGGCCTTCGTCACTCCGCTGGACCCGGTTTTCAACAGCCTGTCGGGAGGATTCCCGGTGGATGCCTCGACGGCTGCGGAGCGGATCGTCACGGGGCCGATGCTCACCGGGGGGCCTCCGCTCATCGGGTACACCTTCGACCTGACCGTCTACTTCCCCGACCAGATCGACAAGATTTACCAGCTTTACCGCGTTGACGTGGGCTGGACGACCGTGAGCGAAGAAGACCCGTGAGAAGTCCCTATCTC